TGACCCGCTCAAAGTCCTGAAGGGGTGCGCCGTAATCCTTGCCGCGCTCTTGAGTGACGGTGCTGATTGCGGCGTCGAAGGCGTCAGTGTTACTTGCCATTGGAATACACTACATGCTGACGAAGGACACGGTAACAAAGCTGAACCATTGATGGGGAGAACTCCCTTGGGTTTCTAACGACGTTCCAAGCATTATGGACGCATCTCTCAATGGTCTTCTTGTATGCAGCCTCGTTAATCTTCTTGCCGGTTAAAATGTTTACATCACTCATTGGAATAATCTCCCTGTTATGATTACGAAAACGCCGGTTGCCCATCCCAGAAAAATCGGCGTGTAGATATTCTCCATGAACCAAAGCATTTTTTCATCCCTTCGCTTTTGTGGTTCATATTGATTACACTTTCCTTACATGCAGCGTCAACACTTAAATGTAGTTACCTTTTTAATAGCATCGGCACAGCCGCGACAGACCATAGCCGTGTCCCCTATGCCGATTAAATAATTAAGCCAGTCGCGCTGTACGGATGACGTTGTGCCGCCCTTCTCACGCTTCATCTCTATCCAAAGTTTCCAAGCAGGGACATACAGGTCCGGCACCCCAGCGCTGACCCCTTCAATCTTGAACTTGGCACCGGCTGACCGGCTCCGCGCCCCGCCGTTGGGTATCGCGAATATCCGCACATCCTTGTAGGTATGCCGGAACCACTGCACGAACTCACGTTGCTCGACATGCTCTGACCGCTTCACCATCTCCATTTCCTTTCCAAGACTCTATGATACTTCCCATCCATCTTATAGGCTATAAGCTCTGGCGGGTTTAGGCCATTTAGTATATCCGCCGCTTCGGTCAGTGAGTTGGCGTCTGACAGGTCAGCGCCCATTTTATGTATCGACGCCATTGCCTTTTGCTGGGCGTAGCCGCCGTGCGTAACCGGGAAGTATTCTCGGATCGGTGCGTCCGACAGGTCGCCGTAGTAAGTCACCTTGAGCATCTGCTTGCCGCTGGAGAAGCTGGTATGCTCAACCCACTCCCAGCTTGTCACGGGCATCTCCAGCCCCTCGACGGACATGATGTCATCGTTGTGGAGCGTTGGCTTAACAATCTCGGGCGGCGGCGGGAACTCCTCGCCACAGGCAGGGCAGACCCGAGTAGCAAGCGGGACAATCTCGCCGCAATTATCGCAAACCTTCATAGGCGGCTCACCATTGCCAGCTTTCTTGGGCGGCTCAATAGCCGTGATCGGGCCGTGCGCCATAACAACTCCGGCGAAGTCGAGGACAAGGCAGTGATCCGTGTGGCTCTTAGGGCGTAGCCCTCGCCCTGCCATCTGAACGTACAGCGTAGGCGACATAGTGGGCCGGATCATTGCAATCAGATCAATGTCCGGGTAATCAAATCCGGTGGTCAGGACGTTGGCGTTCGTCAGAGCGGTGATCTCGCCAGCCTTGAACCGCTCAAGTATGTCCTGTCGCTCTGCCTTCGGCGTCGTCCCCAGCACACACTCGGCATTGATGCCCTGTTCGATTAACTCGTTCTTGATGTTGCTGGCGTGTTTAACGCCCGTGCAGAATAACAGCCAAGCCTTTCGATCCTCAGAGCGCCGGATGATTTCTTCGACAACGGTCTCGTTTAATGACGCTTGGTCAACAGCCGCTTGCAATTCGCTCTCAATATACTCACCGCCTCTCTTATGCACGTTGGCCGTGGAGAGCGTTAGGTCAGTGTGCTTCGATTGGAGCGGCGCGAGGAAACCTTTGTAAGCTAACTCCTGAATTGAAACCGGCTCAAGGATGGCGCTGAACAGCGCGGAGCCTTCGGTGATTACACCATGCCCCAGCCGCCAAGGAGTCGCCGTCAGTCCAATGACACGCAACTTTGGGTTTATTATTGTTAGCTCTTCTATGAGGTGGCGATACGTTCCCTCTGCCTTGTGCGATATGAGATGGCACTCGTCAATAATAATTAGATCAATGTGACCGATATTGGCACCCTGGGAGCGTAGAGACTGTATCCCGCCAAACGTGATCGGCTCACCTAATTGCTTCACGCCGAGGCCAGCCGAGTAAATGCCGAGCGGAGCGTCCGGCCAATGCAGCTTCATCTTCTCGGCGTTTTGCTCTATCAATTCCTTGACATGGGTCATCATAAGGATGCGGGTCTCAGGCCAAGTCATGATAGCCGTCTTGCAAATCTCTGCGATGATGTGACTTTTGCCAGAGCCCGTAGGCAGCACAACGCAAGGGTTTCCGCGATTACCAGCGGAAAACCAAGCGTATAGCTCGTCTATGGAGCGCTGTTGATATTGCCGGAGTATCATCCCACCACCTTCGACCCAGGAAACGTCTCGCGCACCTTTCCAGCAAACTCAGTCGTGCAGCCGGTCGGGTTCGCCAGGATTTCCTTCGAGCCGAATGTAAAGGCGTCCGACTCGCCGTTCCTGACTGGAGTTCCGTCGATAATATAGACCGCTTCATTCGGGTCGGTTGATTCGGCCCGCTCCCACGGTACAAGGTCAGGGTGTAGCACATGACTGTCGCAGCCTTCATGCTGGAAATCGATGGGAATATTCTTCGATTCCCAGCGGGCACAACTCCATGTTGAGTCCTCCTCCGGCGTGGCGTGGGCGCAAGTCCGGCAGTTGATCTCCTTGGTCGTCTGAGATCCATAGCAAAAATCATGGCCCGCGCACCACTTGCACTTGTACCAAGACGGGTCAGCCCTAACCGGATCGGGGATCGTCTCGGCAAGTGATATCCGGTGGCCGCGCTCGACCAGTTTCTTCGCGGCGGGAGCATCGTACTTGACACGCTCCGTGTAAATCCTGTCGTCGTCTTTGCATATTGCAACGTACAGGGCTCGCGTCGTCTTCGTCCCCTTCATGTAAACTTGCATCTGCGCCCAGTGCATCGGCTTAGATTTCTCGACGCCCTTCTTCTCAAGGTCATCGAAGGATTTTTTGTTGTGAGTTTTAATCTCAAGAATGTGCTGCGATTGCGGTGCGCCGGTAACTCCCGTCGCTACGCCGTCAGTCGAACCGGATAAGTGTGCGCCGAAGTCAACCCGCATCTGGTCGCCGGTAACTTTAATCCCAACGGCCTCAAGGTCGGCTATCACGGTGGCCTCTTCGTTCTGGCCGCGCCGGAACAAGCGGAGTATCCGCCCCTCAAATTTTTCAATTACAGCCCAGCGAAACGAGAGCCAGAGCCAGCGGTCGCAGTCGTGGCCGAGCGTCGAGCAGCCAAGGTGAGGCCTGGGCCGTTCCTGTTTATCTTCGTGCGCCTTGTCAATCAGGCTGGCGATTGTGACGGTGGGTTCGGGGATGGTGGTCATCTGTTTTCCCTCGCAATGGTTACATGGTCCCATTTTATTCTTTGCGCCTCCGCAAATTAAGCAATGCTCAGAGATCATACGAAAACCGGGACCGGCTTTCACCGGCCCCGCTCCTTCATTTCTCCCAGGGCGCTCCGCCTGGGCCGTCGTTGGTTTCGGCTTTCGGTGCCGGCGCGGACGATCCGCTGAGAGCCTTGAACGCTTTGACCTCATTCCTATCGCCCCACTCGGCGGACGACTTGATGATGACCTTAATCAAAAGGTTGCCGCCGATCAGTTGGTCGGTGTCTTTGACCTTCGTAAGGCCGATAGCCCGCATGATGTCGCCGAGTTGCTGTTGGCCGATTTCTTCGGCCTTCGGGTTCGGGTTCTTGATGTTCAGGTTCGAGAACACCACTCGGCCCTGATGCGTCGGGCCGGTAACGTCGAACCGGACTGCGATATACTCGCCGGTTCCGGCCTTCGTCGTTGTAACGTCGGCCTTGACGATCTGAGCGGTGTACTCACCCGCCGGGATAGGATCGAAGCTACCCGAATTCGAGGGCAACTTGTCCGCTGAAAACTCTTCTCCAAGAAATGACATTATTCGGTTTCCTTCTTTGTGATTGCAAAAGTAGGCCGTCCCGGCTTGGCGGTTATCGCGCCGAGCAGTTGACCCGTAATAGCTTCGTCAGCCGCCTTCCATGCCGAAGCATTGATCTCTGGCTTCCACCGAAACAAGCGACCAAGATGCTCAGACAAGCCAGCCTCGCGGGCAAGCTCCTGAAGCACATCACCATCTACCTTGCGGTTGATCCGGCCAGTGATTTTGATTTTAAAGCCGTCGTCGTCAAAATTCTGAGCGCCTTCGTCTCCCTCAGAAACTTTGAATTGCGATACCAGCTTGTCTTCGATTTCGCGGCGGGCCGCAACTGCGTCGGACTCCGCCTGTTTAGCTTTGATCCACTCCTGATACATCACTCACCACCAATTTTTTTAATGATTGCACCAAGGTCCGGCGCTTCCCACGGCGACAGCTTGCCGCTGCGATCCTTCGCCATCCAAAGGCCGTCGCCGTCGCACATAAGCGAACGCTGCGTGACCCCTTCGGCATCTTTCTCGACGCGCATAGCTAAGACGCAATCGAATTGATACGGCAACGCCTGTCCGGCCTTCTGACCGGGCATCGACGGCGCATACAGCATACGGCCCATCTCATCCTGGGACTTGTCCAGCTTGGCAGTCATAAAGACGTTCTTACCGCTCAAATCGCGGAACGCCCTGACAATCTCAGCCATCGTAGACTGCATCTCACCGTAAGCGGCGCGGGGGTCTTTGTTGTTGCGCTTCTCGGTGGCGAGACAAACCTCTGCAATCTCCGAGATGGAGTCGAGGCATATAGAGTCGAACTCGCAATCCTTCGCCCAGGAATAGGCTTCACGCAGCATGTCCATATTTTCAATGTTGATGAACTGCGTGTCCGTGTCTGCAATTGACAGTAGACCGGCTTCGGCGGAAAGCACCACCGGGTTTGGCATTGTCGGAATGAGCGAAGTCTTGCCCGAGCCGCTCTGCCCGTAGACTAAAATCTTCACGCCGTCTGACGACAGCGACGAAGTAGAGAGTAGGTTGATAGCCATTATATATGGCCTCCGTTCTGTTTCTGAGCGTTCGGATATTCCGGTTGCTCGTTATTGACATATTACCCTGTTACATATAAGTGTCAACTATAAATGATGGAGAAATAGGATGACAACCAAGCAAGCAATAGAGTATTTTGGTGGCAAGAAGGCGCTGGCTGCGGCTCTCGAAATTTGGCCGCACAATATCGCCCGCTGGGGGGAATCCCCGCCGCTAAAGAGACAGGCTCAAATACAGCTTCTCACAAATGGGGATTTGAAGGTCACAGCATGACAGATATTACAAGTATCCTTGGTGGCGAATGGTCGCCAACGGTCCAATATTGCGAACCGGCAGAGGCTCAGATAGCTGACGCCATGAGAGCCGCCGGAGTCGAGCCGCCTAAACAGATCAAGATCGACGGGCAGCTTCACCGATTTTCCACCCAAGGCCGGAAAAAAGATGACTCCGGCTGGTATGTATTTTTTCCAGAGGCTCCAGTAGCCGGTCGATTTGGGTGCTGGCGAGATAGCATCGACTCTGTTTTCCGGTGTAACGTAGGCCGCGAACTCACAGCAGCAGAGAAAATGGCCGTCGCTCGACGCACCGCCGAAGCCAAGGCGCACCGAGACGAGGCCCGAAAGCTCCAACATGATACCGCCGCCTCAACCGTCGAGGCAATCTGGACTAACGCCGGAGCCGCCAGCGGCGACCATCCTTATCTCCAGCGCAAGGGCATTCAGCCTCACGGCGTCCGCATTACCGGCGACGGGCGGCTCATTGTCCCCATGTACGCGGACAACTCCGAGCTATCATCTTTGCAGTACATCGACGCTGAAGGCGATAAGAAATATCATCCCGGCGGACGGGCGCGAGACCGATACTGGGTTATCGGCAGTCAAGACGGTAATCAGCCGATATTCATAGCCGAGGGCTTCGCGACTGCGGCGACGGTTAAAGAAGTAACGAACTGCGCCGTGGCGATTGCGTTCTCCGCTGGCAATATGACCTCAGTGACCGGCGCTATCCGAGAGCAATACGGTGAAACCCAGGAAATTATTATTGTCGCTGACAACGATGAGTCCGGCGTCGGCCTAAATAGCGCCGAGCAAGCCTCTGCTCGTCACGGTGGTCGCATTGTCTGTCCGCCCGAGCGCGGAGACGCCAACGATTATCATGCCGCTGGCGGCGACCTCGCCGGGCTTCTATTCCCGCCCGTTGACGATTGGCTGATACCAGCAGACGAATTCAGTGAGAAACCCGCCCCTATATCCTGGCTTGTGAAGCGTTGGATACAGCGCAATTCGCTCATAATGGTTCACGGCCCGTCCGGTTCCGGCAAGACTTTCATCGTTCTCGACTGGTGCCTTCACATGGCGGCGGCTAAAAGCACATGGATGGGCGAGAAAGTTAGGGCCGAGAGCGTCGTTTATCTGGCCGGTGAGGGCCATAACGGCCTCAAGGGTAGGATCGCCGCCTGGAAACAGCACCACGGCTCCGGCCCCCTTGATATGTGGCTCTCAAAGGACGGCTGCGACCTCAATACCGCCAGCGGCTATCAAAGGGTTGTCGATCATATTCGCGGCCTCCCCTCCGTCCCCGCTGTTATTGTGGTCGATACGCTCCACAGGTTTCTTCTCGGCGATGAGAACAGCGCTCAAGATGCCAAGACGATGCTAGATTCTTGCTCCGCTCTAATGCAGGAATTCGGGTGCAGTGTGCTTCTCGTCCATCATACCGGCGTTGCCGAAGAAGCCCAGCACCGAGCGCGTGGGTCGAGCGCATGGAAAGGCGCTCTCGAAATTGAGATTAGCGTCGTCCCGCCTAAACATGACGGCGGCTCTATCCAAATCATTCAGAGAAAGTCAAAAGACGCAGAAACAGCTAACCCGCATTTCCTCGACCTGACCCCAGTGCCGATCAACGGCTGGCTAGATGAAGACGGCGAACAGGTTTCTAGCGCTGTAATTACGGCGGGAAAAGAGCCAGAGAGCAAAAATAGTGAGAAAAATTCAGAAATATTTATGAAGGCTTGGTTCTTAAAACCTGAATTTGTGGATGGCGCGGCGGTGCTGTCGAGTGCGGTATGGGGGGAATATCTCAAGCAAAATGGTAGCTCAGAGTCTACGATAAAGTCGTATATGAGCAACAAGGGGCCGTTAAAAGCCCTGCTAGATGAAGGGGTTGTGACTCGCGTAGATCAGGATTGGGTTGTCGTGTCCCCAGAGTTGAATGCTAAATTGTTTGGGCGGGGTAAGGAAAGATGACGGTGGATTTTCCATGGAAAATGGGATTTTCCACTGGGGGGGCAAAGGGGTTGACGCATGGAAAATAATGGGGTATGGTCTTCCCGAGACCAACCCATTTTCCACAGCAACATCCGGGACGGTTTTTCCAACTAAAATTAGGGCAGCATGGAAAATAAGGTTTTTCCACGCTCAAGCGTTTCTCGGGCCGGAATAATGTATTCTAGCAAAATTGCTAATGTCGCCGTAATAGGCGATTTTGCGTTTTCAAGTCGATTAACGTGCTGTCGAGTCATGCCAAGTCTCGCGCCAAGGGCAGATTGAGATAAGCCAGCGGCTTCTCGGCGGGCTCGTAAGGTTTCCGGGGTCATTATATTTTCCTTAAAAAAAAGGCCGTTGGCAGATAAACATTGTACTGCCAACGGCTATCAGGTAAGGCTTATTTGGCGTCGAAGTTGGCGCAACGTGCGCCGATTTCTAGAAGTTTGCGATAATCGCTTAAATATATATCGCCTTCCATATCGTGTAGCGAACTGGCAATGTCTGCGATTACCGGCGCAATGCGCTCTATAAATTCTTCGGCGCTGATTTGTTCGTTGTAACTCCAACGGTAGGTTTTAATTTTAACCATAATAGCGGATCATCCTTTTTGCTTGGGCAGTATTACCCTCAAAACCACCCCAGGGTTTCCCCTAGAGCGGTTTTAAGTGTCCTATGTCCGAATGGGCATAGCAGTTGACATTATGCCATCGTAGCCGTGATATGTGACGTTGTGCGGATCGCCTTTAGTCTTGCCGACCATTGATATCGGCACGTCCTTTCCTAAAACAGCCGCCGTCTCGCATATGGTTTTTAAGACAATGGCCGAGAATGCTCCCGTATGAACCTCGCCGGGATCGTGCGGAATAACTCGCATGTAATCGGGAAACGTCCCGTCTATCTCTTTTGACGGCTCAATGTGCATGACTTCTTCAATTTCACTAAAAACCGTTAAAGTATCATTATCGAAAACAACATGATCGGCCTTGCGGTTTTTCATGGCAGTAATGGCTTTTTTCGAGACCGGCATAATCCGTTGTCCCGGGCCGTTGTCGTTTCCGTTCGTCGCCTTTGTCAGAATGTGGCCGTCCGTTGCAACGGCTACGCTATCATGAAATAAAACGCCGTTTAGGTAATAACGGGTTTCCTCGAATGAACGAGCAAGGGCAACGGCGGCAAGCAATTTTGCATCATATTTAATCATGGGATCATCCTTTTTTGTTGGGCTCATTATTAAACCCTGGAAACACGCTAACCGTAGCTAACGTATTTCTAGTGTTTAATCCTGATAGTGAGAAGCAAGCTCCCGGTAGTCGATTAGATGATCGGCCATTAGATCCCGAAGAAATCCAGATATATTTAAGCGATCCCCATCCCTTGGTAGGATAAAGTCAATATGATCGGCGACCATTTCTTCGATAAATTCGGGAGTGATTTCTGTATTGTCTTCATACATAGTCAGGTCATCGCCAAACCATAAATTGACAAGCCAAGTTTCGCGGTTAGCCCAGCCGTTGTATTTTGTATCGGTCATAGTTCATCATCCTTTTATCGTTTGGGATTAGTCCCGTGAAACGCCTAGTTTTTAGGCTAGGCGCTTCCCGTGATTAACCGCGCATATCAGGAATTGTTTTCAGATATTCCCTCGCGTATCCGATTGACGTTTTGACCATATCCGAGAAATACGAGCCGTGCCCTATTTTATTCATTCCGAAATGGTCTCTGAAATCTTCGGGATTTTCGTAAATGCTCTCGCCTAAATGATCGGCTCCGATTTCTGCCCCGTGAAGATAAACCGTCACTTGGCTATCAAACGCTTGATATAAACCGCTATCAATTCCTTCGCGAATTTCGCCGGTTTCATCCCACGATAAATCTAGATCGTAAGGCTCGAAAATCTCCCAAGATACCCTGAAATTATCGGTTTCGAATGACCACATTAATTTTGTAGGTCTCATAACTTCACCCCAAAATAGGCGTAGCACCCGTCCCAATCTTCACAATCTTTGTACAAATCGAGGTCCGGAAAAGCGGTTTTATCGAGATTAGGGCAATCTTCAAAAGCATTATGAAGCGCCATGATGAAACCCGGAATTGGATCGCTGCACGATGAATTGTAATCGTCCTCTACACCTTGTTTCAATTCGGCGAGGGTAGTGGCTCCGTCAACGGGAACGGCTAACACTTCGCCGGAAAAGCCCTGGAAGTAATCACTGGTGCAGCAGTCGAGGTATAAGATTTCGGTTTTCATTGGATCATCCTTTTTTGGCTTGTTTGATTGTCATATTACCACCCGGAATCCGTCGAGCGAGTTAAGAGCAATCGTATCGGCGACGGTTTGAGAGACTGAGACGACCGATTGTGCTGACTCCTTCGGCCATACGCTCGCACGTTCCACACCAGTCAGCCACCAGCCGCCGGTGGTCTTCGTCAATTCGATTTTGGTAGAAATCGCGGCGTATCTATACGAGTTGGCCGAGGGGCCCGCTGGGCGGTGAGTCAAAACAGCGCCGACCCGGGCCTTTTGCGTCAAGCCACCACGAGCCATCTTAGCCTCTGCGGCAATGGAGAGAGCATGAATATCAGCGGCCTGAATCGTGAATGACCGCGCTGTACCGTTGACGGCTCTCAACGCCTCGTCGATTTGCGCGATGTTTGTGATCTTGATTTTCATTTGGTCAGTGCCTTTCGGTTTGGGTTGGTTGATCTGATAAAGCTACAGTATTTCATTTTGTAACAAAGGTCAACAGATA